GAATGCATCATGGAAGTGGGAACACCTATTAACGAAATTAGGGTTGATGAAGTCTTCCAACAAGATATAATGATTACACTACACGATTGTAAGAAAGCATTTGATGACTTTGATAGTTTACCTGAAGAAGTCAAACTTATTGTTGCAAACATGATGTTTAATCTAGGCTATCCAAGATTTTGTAAATTTAAAAAGATGATACAAGCAATCAAAGATGGCAATTGGTTGGAAGCAGGATATCAAATGAAAGACAGTAGATGGTACAAACAAGTAACAAACAGAGCCGACAGGCTTATATCACGGATGCAGGCAGTAGGCTTGAGTTAAAAAAACAAAAGCAAAGAAAAAAACATATAGAAAATTTAAAAGAGTTTTTTAAACCTAGAGAAAGGAACTTTATCAAACATGGCTAAGTTAATTAAAATACAATCTAAAACGTATAAGACACCTAGTAGATTTCAAAAAGGTAAAAAGATTAGTTATAAAGATAGACTTAAAGAAATTAAAAGAGAGAAGGCTTTATCTAGTATGAAAAAAATTGTACGTAAAGTAAAGAAGAAAAAGTAATATGGCTAGACAATTAACTGAAAGACAACAAAAGTTTTTAGATGCACTATTTACAGATGCAAAGGGCAGTATTAAAGATGCAAAGATTATTGCAGGTTATTCTACTTCAACTAATAACCAAGAAATAATTAAAGCATTAAAAGAAGAGATACTAGATGCAACACAGATGTATATGGCTAGTAATGCACCTAAGGCTGCTATTGCTATGGTAAGTGGCATTGAGACACCTACAGAGTTAGGCACAAGAGATAAGTTAAGTGCAGCAAAAGAACTGTTAGATCGCACAGGTCTAATTAAAACTGAGAAGATACAAGTAGAATCTTCAGGGGGTGTCATGTTAATGCCACCTAAAAAAGTAGAGGAAGATGAGTAGATCAACTGGTGAGTGGAAGTTACCTGAGTTAATAGACTTAAAAGAAAATAGTGAATGGGTAGCAATACCACGTATAGCAAAAACAACTCCGTTTGGATATAAACCTGATCCTGAGAATGATCACATTCTTAGACCTATACCTCGTGAGTTAGATGCACTTGAAAAAGCAAAGCAACATTTAAAACAATATTCATATAGAGAAGTAGCTAATTGGTTAAGTACTTTTACTGATAGATATATCTCTCATATTGGATTAATGAAAAGAGTAAAGCGTGAGCAAAAACGTAAGAACAAAGCTAGAACTCTCCGTGTCTGGTCAGAGTATGCAGAAAAGGCGATCCAAGCCGCGAAAAAACTTGAAGAAGAAAGAACAAGTAGCAGAGCCTAAGACTGTTATACGAGAGTTAGAAGAGATAGAATCTGTTCCTGAGACAGAACAGAATGTAATATTTAAACCAAACGAAGGACCTCAAACAGAGTTTCTTGCTGCAGGTGAAAGGGAAGTACTATATGGTGGTTCAGCAGGTGGGGGTAAATCATTTGCAATGCTTGCAGACCCACTCAGATACATGGGTCATCCAGCCTTTAGTGGGTTGCTCCTTAGACACACGACAGAAGAACTCAGGGAACTTATATTCAAATCGCAAGAACTCTATCCAAAAGTCTGGAAAGGGATCAAGTGGTCAGAAAGAAAGATGCAGTGGGTAGCACCATCAGGTGCTAGGTTATGGATGTCATACCTTGATAGAGACAATGACGTTATGCGTTATCAAGGTTTAGCATTTAGTTGGATAGGTTTTGATGAATTAACACAATGGTCAAGTCCATTTGCTTGGAACTATATGCGTTCACGTTTACGTTCTACAGCACATGACTTACCCATTTTTATGAGAGCAACCACCAATCCGGGTGGTATTGGACACCAATGGGTTAAGAAGATGTTTATTGACCCTGCACCTTTCGGAGAAGCCTTTGATGCAACAGATATTGAAACAGGAGAAGTCCTCAAATACCCATCAGGACATTCTAAAGCTGGAAAGTCTCTATTCAAGAGGAGATTTATTCCTGCAAGATTATCTGACAATCCATACCTCTCAGAGAGTGGTGACTACGAAGCGATGCTCCTCTCCCTTCCTGAACACCAAAGAAAGCAATTACTTGAGGGTGATTGGGATATTAAAGAAGGTGCAGCGTTTACTGAATTTGATCGTAAGATACACGTTGTTAAACCCTTTCCGATTCCTAGTAATTGGATTAAGTTTAGGGCTTGTGACTATGGTTATGGCTCGTATTCAGGGGTTCTTTGGTTTGCTGTCTCGCCTGACGAACAGTTGGTCGTTTACAGGGAACTTTACGTATCTAAGGTCCTTGCCACAGATTTGGCAGATATGATATTAGAAGTGGAAGCAGGTGATGGCAATATTAGATACGGTGTTTTGGACTCTAGTCTTTGGCATAATCGTGGCGATACTGGTCCTTCTTTGGCTGAACAAATGATTACACGTGGTTGTCGTTGGCGACCATCAGATAGAAGTAAAGGTAGTCGTGTTTCAGGAAAGAATGAAATACATAGAAGATTACAGGTAGATGAGTTTACGGAACAACCTAGAATAGTTTTCTTTAGTACTTGTACTGAAACAATTGCACAGCTACCTGCAATACCATTAGATAAAAGAAATCCAGAAGATGTAGACACAAATGCAGAAGATCACTTGTATGATGCATTAAGATATGGTATAATGTCTAGACCAAGGTTTAGTATATTTGATTATGATCCTAATGTACCTAAACCTACATATCAACCATCTGATAGTACATTCGGATATTAAGGAAAAAAATGGCAGAAGAAAATACAATAGACTTAGAAGAGAGTGTAGCTTCATTAGAAGATGTTAAAGATATTAACAATGAAGATAGCTCTGCTAATAATCTTATTCGTCATGTTATGGATAGATATCAAAAAGCAGAAGACTCTAGACAGAACGATGAAGACAGATGGTTAAGAGCTTATAGAAACTATCGTGGATTGTATGGTCCTGATGTACAATTCTCTGAAGCAGAAAAGTCAAGAGTATTTGTTAAGATAACTAAAACAAAAACGCTTGCAGCCTATGGTCAGATAACAGACGTACTGTTTGCAGGAAATAAATTTCCATTAAGTGTAGAGCCTACTGAATTACCTGAAGGTGTTTCAGAAGATGTGCATATTGATTTAGAACCAAATCCTTTAGAAGAACAAAAACCATTACCTCCTGAGTTTACAGGAGAAGAACTTCCTGCAGGTTATAGAGCAGGTATGGAGCTAGGACCACTAGAAGAAAAACTAGCTGATCAAGAAGTTAAAGAAGGTCCGGGAACTACACCAAAGTCTGTAACATATAGCCCTGCTATGATTGCAGCAAAGAAGATGGAAAAGAAAATAATGGATCAGTTAGAAGAGTCTAATGCTTCTAAACATTTACGTAGCACAGCATTTGAGATGGCTTTGTTTGGTACAGGTATAATGAAAGGTCCTTTTGCTGTAGATAAAGATTATCCTAATTGGAGTGAAGATGGTGAATATGATCCTGTTGTAAAGACTGTACCTCAAGTAAGTCACGTATCTGTGTGGGATTTCTTTCCTGACCCTGATGCTACTAATATGGATGAAGCACAGTATGTTGTAGAAAGACATAAGCTATCAAGAACACAGCTACGTAATTTAAAGAAGCGACCTTTCTTTAGAGATAATGTTATTGACAACGTAATACAAATGGGCGAAGCCTATGTACAAAAAGATTGGGAACATGACTTAGCTGATTATAATGATGAATATAGAATAGATAGATTTGAAGTTATTGAATATTGGGGAACAATAGATAGAGAAACACTAGAAGAAAACGAGATTGACATACCCAAAGAATTAGACGAGTTTGATGAATTACAGGTTAATATCTGGGTATGTCAAGACAATCTAATAAGAGTTGTGTTAAATCCATTTACTCCTGCAAGAATACCCTACATGGCTGCACCTTATGAATTAAACCCCTATTCATTTTTTGGAGTAGGTATTGCAGAGAATATGGACGATACACAAACTCTTATGAATGGTTTTATGAGAATGGCAGTAGACAATGCTGTATTGTCAGGCAATTTATTAATTGAGGTAGATGAAACTAACTTAGTTCCGGGACAAGACTTATCTGTATATCCGGGAAAAGTTTTTAGAAGACAGGGTGGTGCTCCGGGACAAGCAATCTTTGGTACTAAGTTTCCTAATGTATCAAACGAGAATATGCAATTGTTTGATAAAGCAAGACAGTTAGCAGATGAAAGCACAGGCTTACCTTCTTTTTCTCACGGACAAACAGGTGTGTCAGGCACAGGTAGAACTGCATCAGGCATAAGTATGTTAATGAATGCAGCAAGCATAAGCATTAAGGGTGTAATTAAAAATGTAGATGATTATCTGCTAAGACCTTTAGGCGAAAGTTTGTTTAGTTTCAATATGCAGTTTGATTTTAATCCTGATATACGTGGTGATCTAGAAGTTAAAGCTAGAGGAACAGAAAGTCTTATGGCTAATGAAGTAAGAAGTCAAAGGTTAATGCAGTTTATGGGAACTGCTAGTAATCCTGCTCTTGCTCCGTTTGCTAAGTTTCAATATATAATTAGAGAGATAGCTAAGTCAATGGATTTAGACCCTGACAAAGTTACAAATAATATGGAAGAAGCTGCATTACAAGCTAAGATGATGCAGAATATGCAACCACAAAAACCTGTAGCAGGTGCTGACCCCAAAGATACTGCTGGTACAGGTGGTGGAACAATAGGAACAGGACAAGTTCCTGTACCTAATGAACAAGGATTTACAGGTAATGTTGGACAAGGAACGCAAGCAGGTGCTCCTCAAGCTCAAGGGGTTAGTGCAGGACAAACACCTGCTAGATAATTTTAATACGTATTTAGATTTACTTATTGAACAACAACACAAAGCTATGGAACATAGCGATAATGCGACTTTAATGTATAGATCACAGGGTGCTGTAGCTACATTAAGAAGATTAAAACTTTTACGAGAAGAAGTGTTAGGAGTAAAGAATGAAAAAACAAATGGAAGCATTTGATGATGGTGGACTAAAAGACGAGGGTGGTACAGTTGATCCTGTATCAGGCAACGATGTTCCGTCAGGTTCTACACAAGAAGAAGTAAGAGATGATATACCTGCACAATTAAGTGAAGGTGAGTTTGTATTTCCTGCTGATGTAGTTAGGTTCATAGGTTTAAATAGACTTATGGAAATGAGACAAGAAGCAAAGCAAGGTCTAAAGAAAATGGAAGCTATGGGTCAGATGGGTAACTCAGATGAAGCAACAGTACCTGATGACTTACCATTTAATGAAACAGATATTATAGCAGAAGATGATGACGGCAATGAAGTAGAGATGGCAGAAGGTGGATTAGCTCCGTCTTCTAAGTATAATCAGTATATGGGTACTTCTGGAATTAAACAAGCTGTATATGTTAATCCTGAAACAGGAGATGAAATACTTGTGTATTTAGTTAGTGGCACACCTGTTCCTGCTGTTCCAAAAGGATATCAGCTTAAAGGTTCGGCTAATCAAGATGCAATAAAAGAATCTCAAATAACAAATTCAATACAAGAGAAACCTATTGTAGACGAAGACCCTGATGCAGGTAATAAATACACAGTACATCAAGGGAAGATGGTTAGAATTGGTGGTGATATAACTATAACAGATGCAGATGATTGGGCTAACTTACAGGGTGAATCTATATTTGATAGAGCAGTAGATCAATCTAAAGCTCCTGCAGGATGGAACACACAAAATCAAAGAGAGTATAACGCACTAAAAGCAGAAGGATATAATGTTAAAGCTATGTGGAATGGAAGTGATTGGGATGTATATACACCTGATTTAGATGGCACAGCATACGGAACTCCGGGAAGAAGAGGATTAAAATCAAAGTATCCTGATCAAATGAAAACTATGTTTAAAGGCTTTACAAGTGGTGCATTAAATCCTATAGCTAACATAAAAGAAAAAGGTAAACCATTTACAGATATGGTATCACAAATAAACCAAAGTTATATAGATGGCTTACAAGCAGTAGGAAAGAATAAAAAAATTAAAAGTAACTTAGTGGCATCAGCAGGTAAAGGTCCGGGAAGAATAAAACCAAGACCAAAACCACCTGCTAGTGAAACAAAATTAAAGAATACACCTATTGTTAATCAAAGCAATGATGATGATGCTAAGTTTAGAGAAAAAAGAAGAGAACAACAAGAAGACAAAGGATTAAAAGGATCAGGTTTAACTGAAAAACAAATAAAAGAAACAGATGATGTATTTGAAAAAAGCACTGGCATAAGAAGATAAGTGAATTAATATTGTTCACATTGTTGGCTACTCACACCCCCAAGTGGCTACTATGACCCCAACAACAAAGGAGAAGAACATGGCAGAACAAGCACAAGCTATGGTAAAAGAAGTTAAAGCAGAAAAGAAAGCATTTATGGCAAAGCCATATAGCAGAGAAGATAAAATAAAAAAAGAAGAAGAAGAATTAAAGAAACTAGTAGAGGAGCAAAAAGGTGATTCTGAAACTAAAGAACCTGAAGCAGACGATGAGGGCACGGAGAATCCTACGAATGCTGAAGAAAGAAGTTTTAAAAAACGTTATGGCGATTTACGAAGACACTCACAAAAGCAAGCCGAAGAATTAAAAAAAGAATTAGAGAGTGTTAAGAAACAACTAGAAGCATCTACTAAAAGTGAAATTAAACTACCCAAGTCAGATGAAGACATTGAAACGTGGGCTAAAGAATATCCTGATGTTGCTGCGATAGTTGAAACTATTGCTATTAAAAAAGCAAAAGAACAAAATGAAATGCTAGAAGGTCGCATGAAAGAATATGAAGACCTAAGAGTTGAAGCATCAAAAGAAAAAGCTGAAGCAGAGTTATTAAGATTACACCCTGACTTTGGAGAGATTAGAGACAGTGATGAGTTTCACGAATGGGCAGATCAACAGCCTAAGTGGGTACAAGATGCACTGTATGAGAATAGTTCTGATGCTAGGTCAGCAGCAAGAGCAATTGATTTGTATAAGGTTGATAAAGACATAAAGCCTAAGAAGAAATCAAATGAAAAAGATGCCGCTAAAGCTGTAGATACTAGATCAGAAAAGAGTAAACCAACTACAAATGAAACAGCTTCTTATTTAAAAGAGTCTCAAGTAGAAAAGATGAGTGCTCAAGAATATGAGAAACGATCTGATGAGATAATGGAAGCAATACGTAGTGGTAAATTTATTTATGATTTATCTGGTTCAGCTAGATAAATTGTAATTTGTAGTTGACAAACAAGGATTTGTGTGTATAACTACAAGCAAAGCATAAACTAGCCCATAATATATGCAACCTAGTATATGTTTAATTAATTAGCAAATTCCAATAATACGAGAAGAACACTCTATTATGTTTAAGCCCAACCTTTTAATACGATTGCAACGTATTTAAAGTTTGCACCTTTAACAGTAGACCTCTAATAGTATGGTACTTTGCATCTGTTTAAGTAAAAGATAGGAGAATTACAATGGCTTTTACTAGTGTGGCAGGACATGGAAACTTACCTAATGGTAATTTTTCGCCAATCATCTATTCTAAACAGGTACAACTTGCATTCCGTAAGGGTTCTGTTGTAGAAGCGATCACAAATTCAGACTACTTTGGTGAAATTGCAAACTTTGGAGATACAGTTAAAGTAATCAAAGAACCTGAAATTACAGTCAAGTCATATGCTCGTGGTACAACTATTTCACCACAAGACATTGACGATGAAGAGTTCTCTCTTGTTATTGACAAAGCAAACTATTTTGCATTTAAAGTTGATGACATTGAGGAAGCTCATTCGCATATTAACTTTCAATCACTTGCATCTGATCGTGCAGCATACAGATTGAAAGACCAATACGATCAAGAAGTATTGGGCTACTTAGCTGGCTTTAAGCAATCATCATTGCATAGCAATGCTGATACTGTTAATACAACAGTAAATGGCTCTAAAGCTGTGACAACATCTTCTAGTGGTTCTAACTTAGTTGGTGCAGAATTATTGGCTTCAATGTCACTTGATTCTTCCGACTTCACACAAGCTGATGGTACTGCAGGTACTGCAAACCAAGCTATCGGACTTGAGCCAAGAGCAGGTGGAGCAACTACTGCTAAAAGTGGAACAACAGGTAATGCGTTTCCACTACAAATTATAGCACGTATGTCACGACTAATGGATCAACAAAATGTTGACTCAGCCAATAGATGGCTAGTTCTTGATCCTGTATTTATTGAAATGTTAAAAGACGAAGACTCAAGACTGTTTAATGCAGACTTTGGTGGAAACACAGGTGGTCTTCAGAATGGCATGGTAATAAATAACTTACATGGTTTTAAAATTTATTCATCTAACAACCTTCCGTCAGTAGGCACAGGTCCTGCGACAACAGGTGGTCAGAATGCTTCAAATTTTGGAATTATTGTAGCAGGACACCAGTCAGCTATAGCTACTGCTGAACAAATCAATAAGACAGAAACTTACAGGGACCCTGATAGTTTCGCTGATATTGTTCGTGGTATGCATTTGTATGGCAGAAAGATACTTCGCCCTGAAGCTATCGTGACTGCTGCATATTGCTTAGCGTAAGGGAGATTAGATTATGGCATTTGGTGATAATACACTTCAAGCAGCGAGAGGTAATTCGCAGCGTGGAAGAAACCCATATATGGTTCAAACTGTTTTGAACTGGGCTACAGCTTTATCAGACAGAGGTTCTGGTTCTCTTGCAGCCGATGATGTTATTCCTGTTATTGCTGTACCAAAAGGTCACATGATACTAAACGCAGGTATTGAAGTTGATACTGCTTCCAATGGTTCTACTTTTACAGTAGACATGGGAACTGGTGTTGACCCTGACGTTTTTGTTGATGGCTTTGATGCTACATCTGCAGCAGGAGTGGTAGCACAAAATCCTGCAGCGTATCAGCCAGTCATGGCTGTTGCTAACGATAACATTGATGTAACAATTAAAACACTTTCAGGTGGTGCAGTTACTTCAGGTAAGTTTCGTATTTGGGCACTTCTTATGGATTGTTCAGATATGGGTAGCGACATGACTGCTGACGAAGTAGACAGAGATACATTAGCGTAACTCACACATAATAGAGGGCAGGGAAACTTGCCCTCTTATAACTAGGAATTTATTATGACAGTTGAAGTGAAAAGAAGAATAAACGCATTTGTAGATTTATCTACTACTGATCTTACAACACTTTATACTTGTCCTACAAATAGAACAGCATTAATTAAAGAAATTTTTATATGTAATGTTGATACTACAAATAGTACAGACATTACATTAGCAATCACAGACACATCAGCTTCTACTACTTTTAATTTAATTAAAACTAAGACAGTTGCTAATGATGACTTTTTAAGATTAGATAGTGCAGACATTATATTAGAGTCAGGAGATATAATAAAGGCACAGGCAAGTGCGGCAGACGATTTAGAAGTGTCTGCATTTATAGAGGAATATCCTGACCCAATGAGGTAAACATGTCAATCACGACTGCAATGACAACATCTTTCAAACAAGAGTTACTTCAAGGCTTACATGACCTTGATGGACACACTCTTAAAATAGCGTTAATTAAATCAAGTGAATCAGGAACATACAACGCTGCATCCACAAATTATTCAGACATAACAGGCAATTCAGATGAAGCATCAGGTACAGGGTACTCTAGTGGTGGTGCAACTTTGAGTAGTGTTGCTATAACAACAAGTGGTACAACTGCCATTGTAGACTTTGCAGATGTTAGCTTTAGTAACTCTACTATATCTGCATCAGGTGCAATGATATATAATTCAAGTGCAGGCAATAGAGCAATAGCAGTAATTAGTTTTGGTGGAACAGTAGCATCTACAGCAGGTACATTTACAGTATCTATGCCAACAGCAGATGCAAGTGATGCAATTATAAGGTTAGCATAAACATGGCTCTAGAAGTACATGACAGAGTAAAAGAAACTACTACTACTACAGGAAGCTCTGATGCGTATGCTTTAGGTGGTGCAGTAACAGGTTTTGAAACCTTTGGCTCACACTTAGGTGATGCAGACACGACTTACTATGTATGTACTGACGGCACAAACTTTGAAGTTGGTATAGGTACATATAACACTTCTGCAAATACATTAACAAGAACAACTATACTTGCAAGTTCTAATTCAGGCAATGATAATGCTCATAGTTGGGCAGCAGGAACAAAAGAAATATTTATAACATATCCATCTAGTAAGGCTGTGTTTAAAGATGCAAGTGATAATATTAATGGAACATTTGTAGGTAATATCACAGGAAACGTAACAGGAAATGTAAGTGGCACAGCAGCAACTGTCACGAATGCGGCACAAACGAATATTACATCTATAGGAACACTAGCTAGTAATTTAAACTTAGGTGGTCAAGACATTGTAACTACAACATCTAATCAAGATATTGATCTTGCAGCACATGGAACTGGTAAAGTAGTTGTAAAAGGAAACACTAATCAAGGTGCTATAAAATTAAATTGTGAAGCAAATAGTCATGGACAGACAATTATAGCAGCTCCACATTCAGAAAGTGCTAATAATACTTTAACACTTCCTAGCACAGGAGGAGATGCTAGATTAGTTTCAACATCTTCAACTGCAACACTTACAAACAAAACACTAACAACACCAACAATTAATGGTGCTACACTTGGTTCTGGTAATTTAGCTACTTCTAGTAATGGCGATATAAACTTTGCACCAAATGGCACAGGTAAGATTGTTGTAAGAGGTAATACTAATCAAGGTAAGATTGTACTTAACTGTGAAAGTAATAGTCACGGACAAACAATCATAGCTGCACCTCATTCTGAAAGTGCTAACAATGTTCTTACATTGCCTAGTACAGGTGGTGATGCTAGGTTAGTATCAACAGCTTCAACTGCTACATTAACTAATAAAACAATTGATTCTGATAACAATACAATAACAAACATTGTTAATGCTGATATAAAATCTAGTGCAGCAATTGCAAATTCTAAACTAGCTAATTCAACTATAACTGTATCTGATGGTTCTAATACAACAGCCGTAGCGTTAGGTGGAACAGTTACATTTGCAGGAACAAGTAATGAAGTTGAAGTTGCAGAAAGTTCAGGAACAGTAACAATTGGACTACCTAATAATGTAACCATAGCAGGTAATCTTACAGTTAATGGTACTACAACAACCATAGACACAACTAACACACTTGTCAAAGACAGCTTGCTAGGGTTAAACAATGGTGCATCTTCTAACTCTAATGACAGTGGTATCATTATAGAAAGAGGTTCTACAGGTAACGATGCTCTGTTTATATGGGATGAATCTGAAGACAAGTTTGCTTTAGGAACAACCACAGATAACGCAAGTAGCACAGGCAACCTTAATATGACAACAGGCACGTTGGTTGCTAACATAGAAGGTAATGTAACAGGTAATGTAACAGGCAACGTCAGTGGAAGTTCAGGTTCTACTACAGGTAATGCCGCAACGGCTACAGCATTAGCCACAGGCAGAACTATTGGAATGACAGGAGATGTTGTTTGGACATCTGCTAGTTTTGATGGATCAGGTAATGTAACAGGCAGTGCTACAATACAGTCAAGTGCTGTAGAAACATCAATGATTAATGCTGATGCTGTAACAGGTGCAAAGATAGCTAATGATGCTATTGACTCAGAGCACTATACTGATGGTTCTATAGATACAGCCCATATTGCAGATGACCAAGTAACACAGGCAAAGATAGCAGATGACGCTGTGGGTGCAGCTCAGTTAGCAAGTAACGCTGTAGTCAATGCAAGTGTAGCATCAGGAGCGGCTATAGCATTTAGTAAGATGGAGAGTTTGACAGCATCAAGGGCATTAGTATCGGATGGTAGTGGTGATCTTGTTGTAAGTGCTGTCACTTCAACAGAAATAGGTCACTTAGATGGTGTGACATCAGCAATACAAACACAACTAGACGCAAAAGCATCAAAAGGGTTCGCTACGGCTATGGCGATTGCCCTTTGAATAGGAGAATATAATGGCACAAGATTTTGAAAGAGCAGTAGCAAAAGATAGCACAAGCGATATTAATATAGGAAACTCAGCAGTTGCAGTTTTTGATTCTAACTCTGACGATGCTATTGTTGGAATAAGAATGGCAAATGTAACTACATCCCAAATAAGTGTGGACTGTTTTGTAAGGACATCAGCTGCAGGTGGAAGCGATTTAGATGTTTATTTAATAAAAAATGCACCTATACCAACTGGGTCAAGTTTAGAATTAATAGATGGAGGTAGTAAAATTGTATTACAAAATGGTGATCAACTATTTGTAAAATCGGATACTGCTGATTCTTTAAATTGTTATGTTAGTTTTGTAGATGCTATTAGTGAATAGGAAATAATATGCCATATATAGGTAATACACCTTCAACAAGTTTTGCGACAGTAGTCAAAGATAGTTTTAGTGGTGATGGAAGTGAAACTGCTTTTACACTGTCTAAGGTTGCTACGACTAACTCTGTGTCCGTGTTTGTTGAGAACGTAAGACAAGAGCCTACAACAGCCTATTCAGTCAGTGGTACGACATTGACGTTTACAGCAGCACCTGTAAGTTCTAGTGGCAATAATATCTACGTTCTTCACATGAACCCAACAACAACGACTACGCATCCTGCGGCTCAAAACCTTACAGCCGTAAACGGAACTTTGACAGGAACACTAGCTGTAACAGGTGCAATTAGTACTACTGGTGAAATATCAACAACTACAAGCAATACAACTAATGGAACTTTTTTAAACTCTTCTGGTCACAATACAACAAATGGTGTTGTCCATGTAAAACAAACTGGTGCAACTAATAATCCCACAATGGTATTAGAACAAACTGGTGATGGTGGAAATCCAAGTGACACTCAAGGGTTACATATAAAAATGGCTGGGCAAAGTCAAGGAACTGGTAAAGCTATAAGGGTTACAACAACTAATGCAAGTTTAAATAGTGGTAGTGCTTATGATCCATTTACAGTTACTAATGGTGGTGGAATTGATGTTAAAAATACAAGTAATGCTTCTACACTAAGTCTTAATCAAAGTGGTCAATTAACTGTGCCATTACAACCTTTGTTTGAAGGAACTAATTATGTAAATGGTGGCTCTACTCAACCAACAACTGGTTACAGTGCAAACTCTAGTCACTTTAAAGTTCAAAATATAATTCATAATATCGGTAATCATTATGATACATACGGAATTTTCACAGCACCCACATCAGGAATTTATCTTATGATGGCTACATTCGGTAGACCTAGTGATAACTGGGTTGCAGTGGGTTGTCTTCAAAATACAACTTTAAGAAAATTAATTTGGTATGGAGTTAGTAGTAGAACAACATCATCTTGGGATACTAGAGAAGTAATTACTTACGTCAGTGCAGCAGCAAATGACAAATTATATTTTACTTGGGCGAATGGTTACACTGCTCCGGGTGGTAATAATACAAATACATTAATGATATGTAAAGTAGCATAGGAGTATATA